GCACGCAACCGTGGAACGGTGCCTGCGGTGTATTCCACCCCGTTCTGACGGAATCCATTATTCGATTTCAGGCTCATTCGATTATGGAAACATTTCCCGCTGCAGGGCCTGTTCGTACCCAGATTCTTGGACCCATCAACCTAGAGGTTGAGAAACAAGCAAATCGGGTCGAGCAGGAAATGAACTATCAGGTTACGGAAGTCATGACCAACTATCGTGCCGAACATGAGCAGATGTTGTTTAATCTTCCTCTTGCTGGAAGTGCGTTTAAGAAAGTCTACTATGATCCCGATATGGGACGCCCTGATTCTGTCTTTGTCCCGGCAGAAGATCTTGTCGTGTCTTACGGTGCGTCAGATCTCAGAACCTGCGGCCGCTACACCCATGTCATGAAGAAACACAAGAATGAACTGCGTAAATTACAGGTTATGGGATTCTACAGAGATATTGATCTTGAAGAACCAGAACCCGATTACAGCGAGATTCAAAGAACCTATGATGATATTCAAGGGGAAGACCCAACAGTAGATTACGATGATCGCTTTACAATACTTGAAATGCACGTAGATCTTGATCTTATTGGCTATGAAGATATGGATAACGGACAGCCAACAGGAATAGCTTGTCCGTATGTTGTCACCATTGAAAAACAATCAGGGCAGATACTGGCTATTCGTAAGAACTGGATGGAAGATGATCCTAAGAAAATGAGAGTTGAGCATTTTGTTCATTACAAGTTTATGCCGGGTCTTGGCTTTTACGGCCTTGGATTAATCCACATGATCGGTGGTATGGCTAAATCAGCAACATCAATCCTTAGACAACTTGTCGATGCAGGAACATTAGCCAATCTCCCGGCAGGATTAAAGTCCAGAGGACTGAGAATCAAAGGGGATGACAGCCCTATATCACCAGGGGAGTTTAGAGACGTTGATGTCCCAGGCGGTGCTATCAGAGATAATATTACCTTCCTTCCCTACAAAGAGCCTTCTCAGACTTTGTTTGCATTAATGCAGACCATCGTAGAAGAAGCACGTAAATACGCAGCAATCCCAGATATGCAGGTTGCTGATATGAAAACAGATGCTCCTGTCGGCACAACATTGGCAATTATGGAACGGTCCATGAAAGTGGTGTCAGCAGCACAAGCCCGACTACACGCAGGATTAAGGCAGGAGTTCCGTATCCTAGCCAGAGTTATTAAAGATTATATGCCTTCAGAATATGCGTATAACTTTGGAGAAGATTTTGATCGCAGAAAAGACTTTGATGACCGTGTGGATATAATCCCGGTATCAGACCCAAACGCATCAACTATGTCGCAGAGAATTACACAATATCAGGCGGCACTCCAGTTAGCTTCTCAGTCACCACAGATGTACGATCTTCCCGTCCTTCATAGGCAGATGCTTGAAACTCTAGGGATTAAAGACGTAGAGAAGATTATTCCTGCAAGTGATGAGATCAAACCAGAAGACCCAACAACAGAAAATATGCATCTCATCAATATGAAACCTGTCAAGGCATTTGAATATCAAGATCATCAAGCGCATATTACAGTACACATGGCTGCAATGCAGGATCCAAAAATACTATCGGTTGTTGGAAGAAGCCCACAAGCCAAGGCAATACAGATGGCAACCGAAGCACACATCAGAGAACACTTGGCGTTTGCGTACAGAGATGAAATCGAGAAACAATTGGGCGTTGAACTGCCTCCATACGGAGAAAAACTCCCAGAAGAAATCGAAAAACGTCTTTCAACTCTTGTTTCTGAAGCTGCCATTAAACTTCTACAGAAAGATGTTGCCGAAGCGCAAGCTCAAGAGAATATGCAGAAGATGCAAGACCCAGAAATGCAGGCAGAAATGGCAGAGCTTAAAATCAAAGAGGCTGATGTCCAGAGAAAAGCTCAAACAGATGCTCTTAGAATTAAAGGTGATCTTGAAAAGGCTGCACTTCAGGCTGAAGTTGATCTTCGTAAGATTAAATCCACTGAAGAAATTGAAGGAGCTAAGATTGGCGCCCGTATAGCAGAGAAAAGAGTGGAGCAAGGCTTGAAAGATGGAGAACTTTCAAGTAAAGATGCCCGTGAAGGGGTTAAGATTGGTGTCGAAATAGCAAAATCAGTACAAGAAAGCCTAAAAAGCGACACAAATACAAAATAATACTTGACTAAAAACAAAAGAGGAATCTATATGGAAGTAGAAAACGCTTTATACACGTTACGTAAGTCGATAAGAGAGCATATGAACGAAGGTGCAGACCATTTATCGACTGGAGGCGCTAAAAATTTTGAAGACTACCAAAGATTGGTAGGAAGAATAGAAGGATTAGCGATTGTAGAGCGAGAAATACTTGATTTAGACGAAACAATTCGTCAAAATTAAGGAAATGGTAAACGTAAAGCCATAATTTTACGCACACTGGGGGAAACCCCTGCAATAGAGAGTGAAAATGACAGCAAAAGTGCAAAAGTTAGAGAGTAAAGACTCTGAACAAGCAACTCAGCTGCCCGAACCTTCTGGATATAGGATTCTTGTTGGTCTTCCAGAGATAGATGAGAAGACAAAGGGCGGTGTCCTCAAACCAGACAGCATATTAGAAACAGAAGCAATGGCAACCGTTGTCGCATTTGTAATTAAAATGGGATCTGATTGCTATAAAGACAAAGAACGCTTTCCAAACGGTGCTTACTGCAAGGAAGGGGACTTTGTTTTGATTAGAGCGTTTCAAGGTACCCGATTTAAGATACACGGAAAAGAGTTCCGCATTATAAACGATGACACAGTAGAAGCCGTTATCGATGACCCAAGAGGATATACACGAGTATGAGTGAAGCAGAACAAAAACAACCTGATGTAGAAGTTGAAGTCGTTGATGACACTCCTGAAAAGGATGCTCCGTATGTGGAGGGTGCCGCTAAGGAAGAGGGCGATGACTTAGGTGATTACAGTAAGAAAGTTCAAACCCGCATCAAGAAATTAAAGTATGACTTCCATGAAGAACGCAGAGCAAAAGAATCATCTGAGCGTATGCGTGAAGAAGCCATACAATTTGCAGAAAATGCGAAGAAAGAAAATGAACGCCTGAAGAAACTGCTCGATCAGGGAAGTGTAGCTTTACAAAATGTCAGCAAAAAGAAAGTTGAAAGTGATTTGATCGCAATACAGAAAGAATACCAAGATGCGTATGACGCTGGTGATTCTGAAAAGATGGTTGCGGCACAGAAAAAGCTTGCTGATGCAACATACGAACAGAGAAGAATAGAAGAGGCAGCTAATAACTGGACAGCTTCCAGACAAAACGGAGAAGCAAAGCCACAGCCAACGCCTCAACAACCAGTTCAGCAGGCAGAAGTTGACCCTAAGTCTGCAAGTTGGTTAAAGAACAATCAATGGTTTAATAAACCAGGGCATGAGGAAATGACAGCCTTTGCCTATGGTTATCATGAAAAGTTAATTCGGCACGAGGGCATAGATCCTCGCTCAGACGAATACTACAGTCGAATTGATTCACGAATGAGAGAAGTGTTTCCTAACTTCTTTGAAGGGGAAACAGTCGAGGAAGAATCCTTTGAGGAGACTGTCCCCGAAAAATCAGGTACACAACCTGCCCCCGTGGTTGCCTCTGCAAAGAGGACAAATTCAAAAGCGCCACGCAATGTCAAGCTAACGAAAACACAAGTTCAGCTTGCTCGTAGACTCGGACTAACAAACGAGCAATATGCAGCTCAATTAGTAAAGGAACAAGCCAATGTCTAAAGAGCGTACAAAAAGAACCGCTCAAACTCGTCAGAGTGAAGAGCGCAGTAAGCCTTGGACACCACCTTCTGTTTTACCAGAGCCAGAGCCAAGAGACGGCTGGGTTCATAGGTGGATCAGAACATCTATGGCTGGGCAATCTGACAATAGAAATGTTTCTATGCGTTTTCGTGAAGGGTGGGAACCTGTAAAATCTGAGGATTATCCTGAGTTTGAAGGTTTTCAAACAGATGTCGGGTCTAAATACCCTGGCAATATCGAAATAGGTGGCCTTCTTCTCTGTCGTACAGCAGAAGAAACCATGAAGCAAAGATCAGAATATTATCTTGATAAAGCCCAAAATCAGATGAATGGTGTCGAGCAAAGCTATATGAGAGAAAATGATCCACGTATGCCTCTATCAAAACTAGAGTCATCTACGAGGGTTACTTTCGGAAAAGGTGGTCCTTCAAAATAATTTGAGGGGCTTTAGTGTAACTCGATTTTAAAGGAGGTTGCTATGAGTGCAACTGCTGCTCCATTTGGGCTTCGCCCAATAGGATCTGTGGGAGGATATACGCCACAAATTAGGCAATACCCAATCCTCTCCAGTGAATCTACTAGAATCTGTTACGGTGACGTTGTAAAACTTACTGACGCAGGTTCAACAACAACAATTCAAAAAGATACAGGCACAACAACTGCCACACCAATAGGCATCTTTATGGGTTGTCGTTTTATCGACCTTAACTCAAGTCAATTAACTTTCAGTCAGCAGTGGTCAGGTGCCGCTAATACTGAAGGCATGGCTTATGTTATGGATGATCCAACTGCATTGTTTGCCATACAGGCTGACGCTACAGTTAACGATGATGATATAGCCGCTAACGCTGCTCTTGTTCAAGGAACATCAAGTTCTACACTTAGTATTTCTCGTGTTTCCTTAGACATCAGCACAGCCGCAACAACGAATACTTTACCACTTCGTATTGTTGATTGGCTCGGTGGTTATGATGGAGACGAGAAAGGAACGGCTTATCCAATTATGGTTTGTCGCTTCAATGCTGGTCATCAACTTTCACTTATTGCTGCTGGCTCTACGTCTACAGCACCAAGTGCAGCTTAGAGGAGTAATTATCTAATGGCTATTTCAAGAGCGCAACTCCTCAAGGAGCTTTTACCAGGCCTTAACGCATTGTTCGGATTAGAGTACGAAAAGTACGATGATGAACACGCAGACATTTATGAGACAGAAGCTTCTGATCGTTCATTCGAAGAAGAAGTAAAACTCTCAGGCTTTGGTGCAGCTCCAGTGAAACAGGAGGGTTCTAGTATCGCATATGATACAGCACAAGAAAGTTTCACAGC